CGGCGCCCTGGAGGGGAAGCTCGACGCGGTGATGGTGAGCGTGGGGGAGAAGCGCACCGACCTGGCTGAGGCTTTCAAGCGGATCGGTGAACTCGAACGCGGTGTGGCCAAATGGGCCGGCATTGCGTTGGCCTCCAGCATCATCATCCCCCTGCTGGTAACTGCCGCCGCACCACGTTTGCATTTCCAGCACACACCATCAGTCGTTGCATCCCCACGATGAAACTCACCACCGTTCTCTCAGCCATCGGCGGCGGCGCGCAGGTTGTCTCTGGCGCGTGCTCAGCCGCGATCCTGGTGGGCAGCATCTACCTGATCGATTGCCGCATTGCTGCCCGGGGCGCTGATCAGGTGGATCGCTGCTACTTCACCGCCCTACCCCTGATGGGCGTCGGCATTGCTGGCCGTGGCGGGTTCTCGGTCGGTTACAACACGCTGAACCCAGCACTGCGCAAGGAAGACGAGAAGCCCGGTGGACTGCTCGGGGGGCGGCGATGACCTACGCCAGCATCCGCAGCGCAGCTGAGCACATCGCCAGGACCGGCAGCATCACACCGCACCAGCTGGCGGCACTGACTGCACTGGATCAGTCGCTGACGGATGCGCAGCGCCAGGGTTTTACCGAGCTGTGGCGGGCGGCGGGGAGTCCGGCAGCACTCGCCTACGACAACACATGGGCTGGCGTGACGGCCGCCGGCAAGTTGGCCGGTGCCAGGTTTCCTGAATTGGTCGCTGCGCAATGGGCGCTGGAGTCTGGGTTCGGCAAGCACACGTCAGGCAAGCACAACTACTTCGGGCTGAAGGGCAAAGGCACAACGCGGAAAACCACTGAATTTATCAACGGCGCGCGGGTGCATGTAGAGGCCGACTTCATTGATTTCCCTGACCTACTGACCTGCGTTCGCTATCTCGTCGAGCGCTGGTATCTGGACTACAAGGGATACAAAGGCTGCAACCACGCCCCTGATCGCGACGAGGCGGCACGGTGGCTGGTGAAGGATGGCTACGCGACGGACCCCGCTTATGCCGCCAAGCTGATCAGGCTGATGGGCGAGCAGGCACCTGCCGGTTCGCAGCACCCGAGCTACGGCAACCCGCTCCAGGTGCCGTGGTACGGGCAGCTGGATTCGGCGACTGACCAAGGCCGGCGGATGTGCTTCAGCTCCAGCTGCGCAATGCTGCTGCAGTACCTGAAGCCGTCGCTCTCCGGCCTGAACGGAGACGATCAATACCTCAAGCGGGTGCAGGAGTTCGGCGACACCACCGACGCAGCAGCACAGATCAAGGCGCTGGCCAGTTATGGCATCAAGGCCCGATTCGTGCAGAACGCCGGGTGGCGCACGATTGAAGATCAGATTGCCCAGGGCGTGCCGGTGCCGTGTGGGTTCCTGCATCGGGGCCCGGCGACTGCACCAGCTGGCGGCGGCCATTGGTTGATCGTGGTGGGGCATACCGCTGATCAGCTGATCGTGCATGACCCGTTCGGGGAGTCCGATCTGGTCACGGGCGCGACGGTGAGCAGCGTGGCCAGGTTTGCCGGCTACAGCCGCAAGAACTTCGGGCCCAGGTGGATGGTGGAGGGTCCCGGCACCGGCTGGGCGATCATCGCCGAGCGCCGATGAGCTTCGACCATCAGATTGATGGCACCGAGCTCCTGCCCAAGCGGGCGACCAAATCACGATTCAGGGCCTCGATATTTGAGGCATGGAATCACTGCTGCGCATACTGCACCGCCCCAGCCGACACCCTCGACCACGTTGTGCCGCGTTCGTCAGGCGGCCTGACCGTGGCTGCGAACCTGATCCCCGCGTGCAGGCGGTGCAACGGCGCGAAATCCTCCTCCGATTGGCGGGAGTGGTTCAGTGACCAGGACTGGCACTGCCCCGACCGGGCGGCCCGGATTGATGCGTGGATTGGAAGCCAGTACGGCTGAACTGCTTATCAGTGAGATCGACTGCGCTGCAGTAGATCTACCCCGCTAGTGCATTCGCTCACCCCTGATTGCGACGGGATGTAACGCGTCCCAGTGTGACACCTGTGGAAACTCAGTTTCCACAGGTCCAGCTGGATACATTCCAGCAGATCCCAGCTGCTGCAATGTATCTCAGCGGTAGTACGGCTGTTTGCTGCGACTTAGTTCTGTGCTGCTGTGATACAGAAGACGGCTTGCCGTGTGCCACTTCGCCCCAGATCCGTGTGCGTGGTGTGTGCCACTTCGTTCTTATGTGTGCCACTACGTCACCGGCACACGCTGGCCAGATCGACTGCAGCGCAACGGGGCTGGCCCAATCTGGTACGCCCGTACCAGCTGGCGAGGCGTGGTATGCGGTGACGATCTGGCGCACACTTGAGGGGCACCACCGCACCACACACCCATGGGCGTCCTCACCGACACGCTCCGCTCCACGCTCCGCGATCTGGCGGAGGCCGACGCGCGGCTCTACCGCGGGCTCGCTGCCGAGCTGGCCGACACACCGGCCACACGGCCGGCACTACCGGCGGACGACATCGCCGCCGCCATCGCCCTGCTGGAGGCAGCGGGCTACACGGTCACCCCTCCACTGGGGTGACATGACCGACTCATCCACCGCCCGCACCCGCCGCTACAGGGCCCGCCTGCGTGGGCTGCCTGACCCGACCGCCCCGCGTCCGTGCTCGACGTGTGGCCGACTGGTGCGGTCACAACGCACAGGGGATCTCTGCTCGATCTGCTGGAAGCGCTCACCGGCTGGGCGTAAGGCGAACCGAGTGCGGATGGCCAGGGCCAGGGAGCGGCTGCGCAGACTGAGCCAGTGATTCGGCCGCGATGCACACCATCAACCTCTCCCTCAGCCTGGCGCGACAGCTGGAGATGGAGCGCGACCGCCGCGCCGCTGCTCGAATGAGCCGTGACCAGCTGTCGGTGATGTGTGACGAGCTGATCCAGGCGGCGCACATGCAGCGGCACCTGATCACCGAGCTGCAGCGCTGCGTCGGGCACCTGCAGGTGGAGTTGGCGCTGGCGGGGCCGCCGCAGCCGTCGAAGCGCGAGCCGGGACCGGAGCACTACGCCATGGCACGGGCGCTGCGGCCACGATGGTGGCAGCGGTTCAGGCGCTCCAGCTGAGCTCCAACACCCTCGCCAGCGGGACCATTGCCACCTGAGGCACTACCGCATTGCCAAGAGCTTTCAGGCGGTCCACCCGACCGGAAAGCCCATCATCTCCTCGACAAAGGACGGGTTCAGATAGGTAGCTGCGCCAGTCGGGATTGAGTCGTCGCGGAGCATCGCCCCAGCCAGTCCATCCCGCTCCATCTGCGATGGCGGCAGGCTGGCGTTCTTGCTGTCGTTGGTGGTGGGGGTCGGCAGCATCTGATCCCGCACCACCGTGGCCAGCTCCCGGCCCTTGGTGTCTGGCCTTGCCCTCGCCTTGTCCCTGCCCCGCTCTCCGTCGCCTGCTTTGGGCGTAGGCAACGCACCACCACCGATCACGCCGATGGCAGGCACCCACATCTGCTGCCGGAATACATGCCCACTCAGCATCAAACCCTGTTTCGGCCAGCGTTCCGAGTACAACGTCCAGTCCGTTAGAAGTGATCGCTGCGACGTTCTCCAGGACGACGTAGCGCGGTCCCACCAGGCGAACGACTCGCATGAGTTCGTAGAAGAGGCCAGAGCGGGTGCCCTCTTTGATGCCGGCTTGCTTCCCTGCGGTGCTGATGTCTTGGCAGGGGAATCCGCCGCAAATAATGTCAGCTGATCCTGGGGCTGGGTTGAAGGTGCAAATGTCATTGTGAATAGGTACGTCGGGCCAGTGTTTGCGGAGGATTCGCTGGCAGTAGGGATCCCGTTCAACGAACTGCACCGTTTCAATCCCGCCAAGCCGGCGAGCGGCCAGCGAGAAGCCGCCAATGCCGCTGAAGGTGTCGATCATGCGGAGGGTCACGCCACCACCTCCAACACCAGCTGCACCACCCCACCACCACGCCGCCGCCGTTTCTGCCTGGGCCTGGGCGATGGTGAGACACGGCACACCGCCACCAGGACCAGCTGCACCGATTGCGACGCCAGCTGCTGCTGGAGCCGATGCAGGCGCGCATCAAGGGCCCGTGTGCTCAGCCCCTCCTGCTGGGCCAGCTCGGGCCGTGGGAGCTCCACACCATCGAGGCCCCACGCCAGCGACAGGAGGCGCCGTTCCTGGTTCGGAAGTCTGCTGATCAGGTTCCGCAACTGCTCTGCCTGGCGCCAGCGTTCGCGCTGTTCTTCCTCCTCCTCCGGCGAGCGGTCGTATGTCGCCACCAGTCCGCTCAGCTCCAGGCCGTCATCCGAGACGACCTGATCCAGTGAGCCGACGGGCCTGCCGTTCTCCAGCACCTGCTCCAGCACCGCCACGCTCACGCCCAAGGCCTCGGCGATCTCCTGATGCGTGGGGGTGCGGTTCAGTTCGCTGGTAAGGCGCCGCTCGACTGCAGCCAGCCGGCCCAGGTGCTGGCAGTGGCTGCCGGGGATCGCAATGCTGCGCCCATGCCTGTCAGCCCAGCACCCCACCGCCTGCCGGATCCACCAGTAGGCGTACGTTGAGAACCGGTACCCCCTCGCCGGGTCGAACCGCTCAACCGCCCTGATCAGGCCTTCGTTGGCGGCCTGGATCAGATCGTCCTGGCCATGGATCCTGGTGAGCCGGTTGCAGCGCTTGGAGACATACGACACGGCGAGGCGGAGGTTGGCCTGCACGAAGCGGTCACGGGCCCTCATGCCAGCTCGTTTCTCCCGTGGCGTGGCGTCCGGCTGCATCCCCCGCTGAATCAGGGTCCCCAATTCGATCTCCTCAGCCGGGGTCAGGAGCGGGATCCTGCCGATCGCATCGAGCCACCAGGACACGGGGGAGAAATGCTGAAGATTGCTGCATCATAGCGGTGCAAATGCGGAACCTATGCGATAGGGTGTACGGGTTCGCATCCCCAGGGGACATGACACACGAATGGATTACGCATCGGCTGCCGTGGTGGTCGCGCAAGGCTGCCGAGCGGGTTGAGGTGGAGGCGCCTGCGCCTGCCTTCGCCGTTGGCCAGCAGTGGCGCCGCAGGAATGGGAAGGTGGTGACGGTCACCAGGATCCACCGCGACCCTGCCACCATCAGCCCGATCTGCACCGATGACAGCCACTGGTATCGCCTCAATGGGGCGAGTTGTACAGGCAACAGCCAGCACGACCTAATCAACCTGGTGTCAAGCCCTGACCCGCAGCCTGCGCCTGCACTGACGCGGAAGGTGGTGCAGATCGCGGCAGCCGAAAACGATATATGCGCGCTGTGCGACGACGGCACGATTTGGTCGTACTGCAGTGACTGGACCCAACTCCCCGCCATCCCGCAGCCTGAGGCATGACCGCCACCCGCTTCGGCGGACCTGCCAACACTATTCATTTCATTTCCGAAATCCAATGTTCGCTTTCATCAGCACCAACAACGCAACACACATCGCCATCAACATTCCCAAGGAAGGAGCTGACAAGACAATTCCCGCTCTCGTGGGAATGCTGGAGCGCAATGCAGTCTTTATTCACAAGGGTTACGGCACTCTTGAGACTCGCACTCCTCAGATGTCAATTCAGCTGGGCGACAAGATCGCTTTAGACAATTCAGATTTGGAGCTTATCGTTCTGGCTCCAAGTAATAGGGAGGTCTTGGACGAATCGTTTGTGCATGAATCGCCCGAGGTCAAGATTTCTAATCGAAAAGCGATCGAGACAAAGGACGCTGAAATTCAGCGACTGCGCACCGAGCTGGCGCATGTCAAGCAGCAGCTTTCGGACCTGAAGGACGCCATCGCCGCCACCGAACAGGAGGACGCATGACCGCCACCCCTCCAACTCCGGAACCTCACCCCATGAGCTGCCAGACCGTCGTATCTGACCTCATCCTCCAGGCCGCACGCCAGGCCGTCCCAGGCGACGTTGAGCGGCTGATGCTTTTGCCCGACTGCGGCGCCCGCAACAAGCCCCTCCTGCCGCTGCTGGTGGGGCTGGTTGAGGCGCTGCAGGTCACGGCCAAGGCGGTGGCGGACAACGCCTGGGACGAGAGCCATCCGCTGGATTCGCGTCTGGCAGCAGAGCTCGCCCAGGAGTGCGTGGCGATTGCCGCCGACATCAAGAACGCCACGCAGTGCCCTGATTCGCGCAGCTGGGCTGCATGACCCATGGCCTATCTGATCTCTTATCTCAAGAACAATGAACAGCACACATTGGAATGGATCGCACCCCAGCTGTGACCGGCCTGTTATTTCGCTGGCTGTGTATCGGGCCCAGCGTCGACGTGCTGCGCTTGCTGCCCAGGCCGCTGCCCGTCGCCGAACCGTAGTTTGTCTGGCGCTCTGCCTGCTGGGTCTGGTTGCTGGCGCCGTGGCGCGTCAGCTGGATTTGCGGGTTCAGGTGGTGGAGGTGCGGCAGTGACTCCACTGTTTCCCCCCGGCGCCAATGCGCTGCTGTTGCCGCTGATGGCCACGCTGCCAGTGATGACCAGTATTCAGATCAGGCAGCTGCTCGCCAGCAGTGCGCGACGAGTGCCGCATTCGGTGGGGCCGCGCAGCCCATCCGTGAAGCGGTTAATCAAAGCTCTCAACATTCATCCGCTCACGACTTCATTTAGCATTCGATTTACGGCTAGGGATCTACCTGAACTGACCATGGTGCGCGAAATTTCCAAGGATGAAGTGGACGCCATCACCGACTGGGCCAACGGGGACAGCATTCAGACAGTCGAGCAGACCTACAGCCTGCAGCCTCAGGTGGAGGTGCGTCGTGGCTGAGCATCCGATTCAGGCGCCGCAGGAGTTGATCTGCGAGCTGCAAGCATCTGTTCAAGGCGATCCTTGCCCCGTTGAAGATGCAACTTTCTGTATTACCAGTATCGCCACCCGCGCTGCCCAATGGGGCGCCGATCAGGAGCTGGAGGCGTGCGTTGAGTTTCTTCGCAAACGTGGCGTGATGCTCTCAATCATTGAGCAGCTCCGCGCCGCCCGCCGCCCCAAGCCGCCGAGCTTGAAGGAGCAGGCGTTGGAAATCCTTAAAAAGCACGTTGATCGCGCGCAGTACCTGAGTGACGAAGCCAAAGCCGATGCCGACACCCTCCGCCGCGCAATCGAGGCCCTGCCCGATGAGTAACCCCACCCTCGCGCAGCAAGCCGACGATGCCTACCAGCGGCTCTGGGCGGCCTGGATCGCTGGTGAACTCGACGCCGTGCACCTTCAAGACCTGGGCACCTTCGCCCTGCTGATTGATCAATTCAAGAAACTGGAGACACAACAATGATTCTCGAACTCCTCAACGCCAACCCCTGGCGATTTGCTGTTGGTGATGATGTCTTCGTCGCCAACTGGCCTCAGGAACCAGTGAAGATCACCGCTGCGTTCGGTCATGGCCGCAGCAGCTGGCCGCACTATGTGGTGCTCGACAGCCAGGGCATTGAATGGACCCTGCCTCAGCAGTGCTTGTCCTCTAAGGCGATTGTGCTGTGATCCTCTCTGACTCTCAGATCCGCACCCGCTGCCAACTCGGCATGGTGCAGGGCTACGACGACGCGCTGATCAATCCCGCGTCACTGGATGTGCGGCTGGGTGATGCGCTGCTGATCGAATCGGCGGAATCACCCGAGCTGGTGAGCTATCCGCTGGATAGGCACAGCGAGGACAATCCTTACCTGCTGGTGCCGGGTCAGTTCTGCCTGGCGCAGACCATGGAAGTGTTCCACCTGCCGGATGACATCGCCGCGCAGTTCGTGCTCAAGTCCAGTCGCGCCAGGGAAGGTCTTCAGCACATGCTCGCAGGATTCGCCGACCCCGGCTGGCACGGTTCAGTGCTGACCCTCGAACTGCACAACAGCCGCCAGCTCCACTACGTCCCGATCTGGCCTGGCATGAAGATCGGCCAGATGGTGTTCCACCTGATGAGCGAACCGCCAGCGCTCAGCTATGCGGCAACGGGTCGATACAACAACGATGCCAGCGTGCAGGGGAGTCGGGGATGAGCAACGACATCACCGCCACGCTGCAGGAGCGGGGCAGCCGCTACGGCAGGTTCACCGGTCACGCTGCAGTGACTCAGCATCTCAAATCAATCATCCGCTGCCACCTGGACCAGCGCAACAAAACGCTGGCAGCGGACCAAGAAGAAGCCCTTGACATGATCTGCCACAAGATCGGCCGGATTATCAACGGCGACCCGGACTATGCCGACAGCTGGCACGACATTGCCGGCTATGCGCAGCTGGTGGCCGATCGACTGAACGGGGTGGAGCGGTGACCGTTGACGACACCCGCCCACCCTGTCCCAGCTGCGGCGGCCGGCTGGTGATCGTGCGATCAGTGGTCCGCGACAACGGCCGCCATCGGTTTATGAAGTGCAAGGCCTGCCCTCCCCCCAATAATCGCCACCGCGACCTGATCGCCCCTCCGATCGCTCCAGTTCCAGCCCCCGGCGACCCCAGCTGCGAGCGCTGCCGCGAGTGGCTGGGCTTCGAGGCTGATCACCCCTGCCGGTTTGGATTTCCCGAGCCGGTCAGCGAAGGGCCTGGTTTTGCGCGCGACTGCGCGGTGTTCGAGGTGGAGGGGTGAGGATGCGGAATCACAACCGATTGTTGCTCACCACTGCTGAAGCTGCTGACGCCCTCGGCGTGTCAGAACGCCACATCAAACGCCTCATCCACGAAGCCGACAGCTGCCGGAAATCCCGCTGGCGCTGGGGCCGCGAGCTGATCAACCTGGCGCCGCATGGTGCTCAGCGGCGGACGGTCAGAATTAACGCGGCCGCTGTCGTGCCGCAAATCACCACAGGAGAACAACGATGAAAAGGCACGAAGATCAGTTCAGGCACATTGCCTGCGAATGCACGATCAACCAAGCCGCAAAGGTGTACGCAGCTGAGCTAGATAGCAGCGTTGACTATGGCGGATTCATGATTATGGGATCCGATGAAATCGTTTGCACCCATGATGAAAAGATCGCTTCTCCACGCAAGCAACTTGAATGGAAAAAGTGGCGCTGGCTAAGATGGGCGTCTGGCCCAAACGACTTGACTCTTCTTGGCTGCATCAGGTTTCTCATCGAAGAGGGCCAGGATGAAGACCCGGATGATTGCGTAACATTTGAGGAAGTCCTGTTGGTACTGAAAGGATCGCGAACTTAAGGGCCTGTCACACACCCCCCAGTAACGCTCTCTCCGCCGCCTCCGCCACAGCGTGCGGCTGAATGTGCGCACGGTACGTTCGAGCGTGCTGGGCCGCTGTATGGCCCATCAGTCGGGCGGCGGTGTAAATGTCCAGCCGCCCGCCACCCTGCTTCCACAGCCGGCCCGCGTAGGCGTGCCTGAGCGCATACGGTCGCCAGTTCAGCCCCAGCCCGCGCGTCGTCTTCGACAACCATTTCGCCACATCCGTGGGGCGCTCGCGCAATCGCTGGGTCCGCAGCTCGAAGCGCTCCACCCATTCGCGGGGTAACGGCACGACCGTGCGGAATCCTGTTTTGGTGGCGTCAGCAACCTGGCAGAAATCCCGATCGATCAGCGTGGCCCCCTCGATCTCGTGCGGCCTCAAGCCATAGACGGCGGCCATGGCCAGATACCACCGGGCCGGCTCTGGAGCAGCATCGAGCCACGCCAGAATCTGAGCATCACTCGGCACCGGTACCAGCTCGGCCTGTCCGTACGTCGGCAGGGGTAGCTCAGGGAACGCCACGCCCACCAGCCGGCTGATGTGCTGCAGCAGGTACCAGAGTTCCTTGTAGCTGCAGCTGCTGCGGTCGTAGCGCTGCAGCGCCTGCGCCATGGAGTCGGTCGTCACCGTTGAGCCTGCCGGGATCTGCCGCAGCCGGCCCAGGTAGTTGATCTCCCAGGTGCGCTCGCTGGTGCGGCCCAGGATCACGCGGGCACGGTGCAGGCGGGTGATCGCCTCACGCCAGGTGATGCCCGCTTCCTGGTCCAGCCAGTAATCCCAGCTGAAGGTGCCGGCGGCCAGCTGCTTCTCCAGTGTCGCCAGCTGCTTGGCGGCGATGCGCCGATTCACCGGCGTGTCATCCAGCCGGAGCGCGATCCTGGTCTGCTGCAGGCCTGGCGATCCGTCGCGCCGTGGCACTCTGGCCAGCAGATACAGCCGGTCGCGCTGGGTTGTGATCGAGGCCATCGGCGAATACGACGCGCAGAAAACGGAGCCAATGCAGCGATGCACAGGCCGTGCATAGTTTGCCGTTTCACTGGCCTTTGGCGTCCCTTGCTGTCACCGGATGCACCGGTTGTGCATCGCCGAGATCCCCTGCAGCACCGGCAAAACCCGCTCTGCGACAGGCCAGGACGGCCAGGTAAAGGGCCTCATCAATTTCGCGGATATCGTAGTTCCGGGCCAGTGGCGGCAGGGAGTTTCAGGCGTGATGCATAGAGGGTGCATACCCTGAAGCATGGATCAGCTCCTCCCGACCACGGAAATGGTGATCGAGAACGGCCAGCCGATCTGGCTGGTCTCCGGCGCCGGCATCGAGGTCAGGCACCCGGGCGGTCGCGCGGCGCTGGAGCTGTTCCACCAGGAATGCAAAAATCGCGGCCTCTGCCTCCCTGGTGGAGGTGAGCAGCCGCGACGGGGGCCGACAGAGGTGGATGAGCCGGGGGTGTGAACTCAAGCCGCCAACAACCGCCGCACGGTGCTACGACTGCAGCCCAGGCGATCGGCAATGGCCTGTTGGGTCATGCCGGCGCGGCGCCACCGTCGGGCGCGTTGCTGGCGGTCTTCGCTGGCCCATGCCAGGACGAGCAGGGGCAGCAGGATCAACGCCGCCAACCAGGCGGCGAGGCAGGGGATGGACATGGTGGGAAATGCTGGGGTTCATCAGTGGCGCGCACGGCCTGCTGATGTGTCCCAAGCCTAGCGCATGGCGTTATGGGGTGGGGCCGGGGATTGGTAGGGCGTGGTGGGGGAGCCAGTGGCTGTACTTCGTGTCAAAGTCATCGAGCTCCCAGGCGAAGCCGTCGTATTCAATCCACCAGCACCACCCTTCTTCATCGCAATCCTCCGGCCCCGGCAACCGCTCAGCGACCGACACCGGCTGGATGGTGAGGCGGGCGCTGCGCCGCTGGATGGCGCGGGCGATAGGAAACAGCAACGCGTCAACAATCGGCCATTGGTGCTCACGCCTCAGCGAACGAATCTCCTCATCCGTCAGCCCCTCCGGCTCGGGCTGGGCCAGGGCGGCGGCGGTGGTGGCCATGACATCCATCAGCCGACGAACCAGTTCGTTAGAAGGAATTTCTGCAGCGGCTGGGTTCTGACCTGTGTAGAGCTGAACTGCTGCGTGAAGCTCAGCGCACAGCGCTCGCCAGTCGGTTGGTTTGGTCATGGTGGAATTAAAGGTGGTCACTTGCGGAACTTGGATTGATGATCTTGCGCAGGTCGTCATCTGTTGGATGCTCCAAAAGCTCGCGCAAGGCGCCGACATGGTGCCGAGCCAGCGGCTCAAAGCGATTCAGCAAAATTGCAGCAAGCAGTGGCTTGATGTGAGATGGCAGGGATTCGGCCACTAGATCTCCTCACTACGAGGGGTGGGCGCAGGCAAGGCGTGGTAGTCAACAATGAACTGGTAAACAGCTTTTGCAAAGCTGTCGCCACCAAACCTGCCAGCGTATGTGTCTGCCAAGAGATCACGACTTCCGTTAGCATTCTCTCGGTAAATTCGACTACCCCCGTGTTCGTAAATTGTTTGCTTAATTGTTGCCATTAGTGTGTTCCTTTTGTAGGTGGATACAACTGATTGATGGCGTCCCTAATGAGCAGGGCGTCCGCAATGCCAACCGAAAGGACTGTTGTGCCCTGAGGGCAGCACTCATCGTGTGACTTGATTGCCAGGCCGGAGCCGGCTTTTTCTTCCACCTCGATGTTGCAGTCTTCAACGGTGAACCACCAATCCGGGTCGGACTGGCATCGCTTGATTGTGGTCACTGACATCCTCTAGCCCTCCTGACTTGTTGTGCCACCATCCAGCTCGGCGGCGATGGCGAGGAGTTCGGCGCGGGTGTCTTGGCGCTGGTCGTAGGCGTCTGGAATGGCGTGGCGCATAACCTCGTCCTCAGCCGGCACCACCTGATCCGCAGCAGCTCGCAGGGCGGCGGCGATGGCGCCAGAAACGTTGAGCGATCCATCGGCATTGAAGGTTGGCTCTTTGCTGAACGCATCCAACACCGCCTGCGCGGCTGGCGATAGCGCGCTCATCGGGCGGCCTCCTGTTCGAGCCACTTGGCGGCTTCCCATGCGGTGTGAACTATTTGGTCGGAGTCGTGCTGATCCCGCAACCACGCCGCTATATCGCGGAGCACGGCGAGGGCGATGCCCTCTGCGTCTTGGTTGGCATTAATGCCGAAGAAGATGCGCACCCCCACCCGCTCCACCAGCGAGCCGGCGGGGGATGGGGTGGTGGGCACCACGATCGGCGCCACCTCCTCGGCGGTGAACACGCGGGGTCGCTGCGCAGCCTCCAGCGCTTCGACCCTGGCGCGGAGTTCGAGGATGCAGGAGGAATCGCCGGAGCTGGCCGCCCAGATTTCTTGATCGGCCCACTGTTCCGGCGTGGCCCTGTGCTGTTCAGTCATGGCTTCAGATTCGAGTGAAATACAGGATGTTGCTGACACCGCTGCTGCCCGCCGTCGGCGCCAGCGGCATGGATCAGGCAGAGCGTCAGCAGGATGGTGAGGCGGGCGGCCCAGGTGAGGCTCACGGCTGCGCCTCCGCCAGCCGTTCGCACAGCGCCCACCACAGCGACGTGGCGAGCGTGGCCGTGCCGACGATGGCCAGCACCGCCACGATCTGCAGCAGGCCGGCGAGGATGGCGGGGGTCATGACTTACCTCCACTGGTTGACGGCGTGAGAAATAGCGCAACAACCAGGAGCCAGCCCCAGCCCTCTGCGCCTTGAATGGCCATGACAACGGCGCCAACCACGGCTGTAATTGACGCCAGTTCGGCGATCAGAAGATAGAGCCACGGAGTCACGGCTGCACCTCCGCCACCTGGCGACGCAGCGTGTCCAACACCTGGTGACTGACGCAGCCGGCCTGCAGGTAGGCCAGCTGGTGATCGATCAGGGCGATCACCTTCCAGCGCATCGCAGCGCCGCACTGCTGCCAGGCGGCCTGCACTGCGGCGGACTGGCTCAGCTGCTCAGCGGCCCGGGCCACAACGGCCTCCTGTGCATTGAGCGCCTCGCGATCGGCGGCGAGTTCGGCCATCAGATCCTCCAGCAGCTGGCTGGCGCGGGTGAGGGTTGCCATCAGAACGGCACCTCCTCGTCGCTCAGGGGTGCTGTGTTCCACGCCGATTGAGCGGGGGCGGAGGCTGTGGACCTGGCGGGCGCTGCTGCCGGAGCCGGGGCCGCCTGACCACCACCGCCATCCAGG